CTGAACGACTTCGGCGCCGCCGGCTTAATGGGTAACCTTTACGCAGAATCGGCGCTCCGACCGACGAACCTTCAGAACACCTACGAGAAGAAGCTCGGCATGACAGACGCCGAGTACACCGCAGCCGTGGACAACGGAACGTACTGCAACTTTGTGAAGGACTGCGCCGGCTACGGCTTGGCACAATGGACATACTGGTCGCGCAAGCAGAATCTGCTTGACTTCGCAAAGAGCGCGGGCAAGTCCATCGGCGACCTGGAGATGCAGCTCTCCTTCTTAATCAAAGAGCTGAAAAGCGGATACGCATCCGTCCTCCAGACCCTGAAGACTGCAACCAGCGTCCTCGTGGCGTCGAATGCAGTCCTGCTCAAGTACGAACGTCCGGCAAACCAGGGCACCAGCGTCCAGAACGCCAGAGCCTCCTACGGACAGAAATACTACGACAAATACGCGAAACCCGCAAAGAAGGAGGAAACCCCTATGTCAACCAAAATCACCACCGGCGCCCAGCTCGCCGCCAAAGCGAAGGACGTGGCGCTGAACTACAAGACACTCTACGTCATGGGATGCTTCGGAGCACCGATGAACGCGACCAACAAGAAGCGCTACTGCTCGAACCACACCTACAACAAAGCAGCTGCTCGCCAGGCAATGATCAACGCGGCCAGCGCCGACACCTTCGGCTTCGACTGCGTCTGCCTTATCAAGGGACTGCTCTGGGGATGGTGCGGCGACAAGAACAAGGTGTACGGTGGCGCAGGGTACGCGGTCAACGGCGTGCCTGACATCGGCGCCGACAGCATGATCGGCGTCTGCAAGGACGTGAGCACCGACTTCTCCAAAATCGAGGTCGGCGAAGCGGTATGGTGCAAGGGACACATCGGCATCTACATCGGCGGCGGTCTCGCCGTTGAATGCACACCGGCGTGGAAAAACTGCGTACAGATTACCGCTTGCAACTGCACCAAAAGCGGCTACAGCCGCCGCAACTGGACGAAGCACGGCAAGCTGCCGTATGTTTCCTACACCGGCGCCAGCGAAAGTGTGAACGCCGGAGCCTCCACGACAACCACCACGAAGCCGAGCACCAGCACCGGTACCGGCAGCGAGACGGTCTACGTCGTGAAGAAAGGCGACACGCTCTCTGCGATCGCCAGAAAGTACGGCACTACATACCAGAAGCTCGCCCAGTACAACGGCATCGCAAACCCGAACATCATCAGCATCGGGCAGAAGATCAGGATCCCCGGCAAAGCCACCCAGGCGGCCGCGTGGACTCCGAAGGTCGGCGACACCGTTATTTATAACGGCAACAAGCACTACACCAGCGCAAACAGCACCGCAGCGAAGAGCTGCAAGGGCGGCAAGGCGAAGATCACCCAGATCTACCAGCTGGGCAAATCGAAGCACCCCTACCACCTTGTGAGAGTCTCCGGATCCGGCGCCACGGTTTATGGCTGGGTAGATGCCGGAACCTTCACGAAGGCGTAAGCATGGGCGCCCTTCTGAACCTCCTCCTGCTCATTGCAATGCTGGCGATCGCCGTTGTGTGGATCGTCAGCCTCTGCAGGTGGGACGGAGAGAAAAACTGCAACCCAAACGAATGCGAGACGTGTCCCTTCCCATGCGAGGGGCACTCCGCTAAATCTAATAATCGAAAGGAAACCACACCATGAAAGAATTCATTCTCGTACTGCTCCAGGCAGTAATCATCGCGGCCGTTCCGGTCATCACTTCGTACCTCTGCAGCTTCCTCAAGCAGAAGAGCAACCAGGCAGCCGCAAAAACCAACAACGAGCTCGCCGCTTCTTATATCAAGGAAGCAGCCGACGCGGTCACAACGGCGGTAACGTTCACCAGCCAGACCTACGTGGACAACCTGAAGAACAGCGGAGCCTTCTCGACAGAGAACCAGAAGGAAGCATTCAACAAGGCGATGAGCAAGGCTATGGAAATTATGAGCGCCGAGGCGAAGAACTACCTCGCCAAAGCATACGGAGACTTGACGAACTACCTCGCAACCAAGATCGAGGCGGAGGTCAGGGACCAGAAAAACACAGCCATCCTCACCGGCGAACTCATCACGGAATAAAAATTCTCGGAAATTGAGAAAAAGTTATTGACAAATCGGTAACCCCGTGATATACTGGCGGAGGGGAGGGGGTCTAAGGGGGAGTGAGCCTCCGCCCCTCCCGTCCCTCTAATTTGTTGAAAAGTGCCAGAAATACGCACATCTTCTTTGTGTAGTATTTTTGGCATTTTTCTCTTGACAATAAACCAATGGCGGTTTATAATGTTCTCGTAAACCGAGAGAGGAAGAGCCTCCGAGGATAAAACAGAATGCGACAGTGCAAGTCGGGCGGAAGCGGTCAGAGAACCGGGAAAGCCGGCGGACGGTAACGGCTGCGAAAGGTAACCTCGGCGCCTTCCCCTCCGGGATACACCAAAACAACAAACACGGAGGAACCAAGATGAAATTCGAGAAAAAGAGCTACAGCGAAACCTGCTACGAATATCGCGGCGCTTACATTTACAAAATCACCCGCCTCGACTACTGCGCATACGCGGACGGAAAAATGGTGGTTCACGAAAAGACCCTCAAGGCAGCAAAAGCAAAAATCGACGAACTTCTGAAGGAGGAAGCATAATGAAAAAATATAAAGCAACCTACTGGAGAGAAAACCCGCAGCTTCCGAATGGCGGCTACGAAACAACCAGGACCATCGAGGCGAAGACCCAGGCGGCAGCAAAAAAGAAAGCCGAACAGCTGACGGTTTCATACGGCAGCCTTCGACTGATTGATATTGAGGAGGAAAACTAAATGAGAAACACCATCAAGGCAAAGACCGGCTACAGAATCAGATACGCGCAGAGAACCCTCGAAGCGATCGGAAGTCCCAACACCATAAAGTACGCAATTCTATACGATGGCGAAGAAAAAGTAATGATCGCTGAACTGAAAAGCCACACCGAATACCTGGCCGAAAAAGAAGACAACGAGTGCTTCAACCTTTGCGAAGTGTTCACCACCGAGAAAGGAAACCAATTCATATACTGGAGAGACGAAGAGCTCGACCAGGACTACATCACCAAAATACCCACCGGGACACAGGAGGAAACAAAATGAGCTACATGACACTAAAAGGATTACGCACCCGCCGCAACCTGTGGCAATGCGACGTTTCGCTTTACAAAGAAAGATCGGAGGCAGAAGCGGACGGTTTCAACCTCATATACGAAGACGAAGAGGGCGCAGTTTACGGAATCAGAAAAAACGAATACTGCTGGGAAAAGCTCGCATTCGTCCCCTACCCGGAATACTACTCAAAATATGAAGGGAGGGCGATCGGATGAAGCAACCCACCCCGTGCGCTACTTGCCAACACCTGGGAGATGCCCAATTCCCCTCCGTCCGCTATTACGTCGGCGGCGAGCTGAAGTCAGAACTGATAGGCTTCAGCGACCGACCGAACGGAGAGCCGGTGGAATTCCCGGCCAGACATTGCAATCACGAAAAACGCAAAGGCAAGGTGAGCGTTTACGAAGCATCAGACCACCCCTGCCAATGCATCTACTACGAAGAAAGGAAATGGGTGCGACCAGGCACCTGCGGAGAATGCCAACTCCACACGTCATACACTAACGGCCAGATCGCCTGCAGCGGACACCCGTTCACCGGAAAGCACGAAAGAGACGAACCTGCCTGTCCAAACGGCAAGGTCGAAATAAACGCCCAATTAACATTATTTTGAGGAGGAGCAAATATGGAATTCAGAGACAAGAACGGAACGCTCATCGAAGCCGGAGCGTTCATCAGACACGACAACGGCGACATCGAGGAGGTATTCTCCACCACGACGGCGTCCGGAGACGAAAGCCTCGGCATCATGGCGACGAACCCTGCATACCTGAAGAACCACCCAGACTGCGAGATCGAATACTACGACCTCTCAAACTTCAACCTGAAGGAATGGGAAATCGTCCAGGAGGTGCAGCCATGAAGCAGATGATCCTGACGCTCCCACTCAAAGAGGGAGAACCGATCCCGGCGTCAATCCTGGTAGCAGCCAGCCGAATCGCCGGAGCTGTAGCTGACACCGTGAGCAGCGTCGAGATCCACGGCGAAGACGGCCGCACGTACACACTCACCAGACCGAAGGAGGCAACAGCATGAGTCAGAGAGAACGTATGCTGCAGGAGGTCAAATACATAACCTCCTGCGAAGAATTCACGCCGGAAGACATCGTCGACCACCTTCTGCATCGCGGGGCGCTCATGCCGCCCTGCCCGATCGGAACCAAGATATACATCCTGGTAACCAAGCGACCCAAAATCACCCACCCGGAATTCACGTTCATAAAGGAATCGCACCTCACCTACTACAACCTGGAGCGCGTCCTGGCGGAATTCGGAAAGACCGTATTCCTCGACTACGAGGCAGCGAAAGAAGCAAAGGAGAAGATGAAATGAACCTCAAGCAAGCGATAACCGTGCTCGACAGCACGATCCCACCGTCGAACAACAAGATGGTGGACATGGCACACCTCCCGATCGCCCAGGCGTGGGAGACCATCAAAACCGCCCTGAAATTAGGGCAAATTCAGACCGAAGGCAGACTGACCGCTTACAACGACGGACTGCCATACTTCCCGGAGTGCTTCAAAGCGCCATGCTCCGGAATGGGATGCAAGAAGAAGGACTGCGAATTCATGACAGACGTCTGCAGGAAGCTCGCAGCATTTGAAGACCAGGAAGAGCGCTACACACCGCAACGCCCGGAATTCTGGGGCGACGGATACGACGAAAACGGCGAGCTCATCTACGACCAGGCGAAGTGCCCGAACTGCGGCAATGACGACTTCGAGGAAGGCATCAACAACTGGGGATGCAAATTCTGCCCAGACTGCGGTCAGGCATTAGACTGGGGTGACAACGCGTGACACTTAAAGAAGCGACCGAGGCAGCCAAGAAGAGAATGCCGGTCATCCACAACGGAATCGAATATCTGCGCATCAAGCAGGCGGGGTACGATTACGACGACCAGGGCAACCCGACGCCCTTCGTACAGCTGCTCGACAAATGCAAACACAGCGTATCATACGCCGATCCGGCGAGAGTAACACTAAAGGAGGAACCGCCATGTACAGAATCGTGAGATACTACAACGGCACCAAAGGCTTCGGCCGCAAATTTGAAACAGAAAAAGAAGCGAGAGACCACATCGCCACGGATCCGAAGATCCAGCAGGACATCGAGGACGGCTTCAGCTTCGACGTGGAGGAATGCGACTGATGGGAAAAACATATAAAGTCAAAGTGCAGCGCCCCATCTTCCCCGAAGGAGCACCGGCGCTCGTTTATAGCAAATGCGGAACCATACCGCCCACCCACCTACCGCTTGAAGGTCCCCTCAAGGACGCCCTGGGAGATCGCGACAAGGCATACTTCAGATGCCGCGTCGACGGAACCCTCCTGGTGCTCCTGAAAGAGCTGCGCCACCAGAATATGCTTGACCTCATCGACGACTACGTCGAGAAGCACAGCGAGGAAACCGAAACCGCATACAGCCGGTCAGACTTCTACAACGAAGCAGCGGTGGCTCTGCTTCAGAGCAAAGGCGTGGACGTCGACGAAGACGGAAGCGTAACAAAAGCGTAACAGAAAAATCGTAAGCGAAAGCCATCAGAGAAAATAGAGATAATAGAGGCACGAGAGGCACCGAAAAACACGACACAAAACCTCGTGCCAACCCGCTACGAAAGAGTGGGAATAAGAACCAAAAAGCCGATACCCCTTTATTTACAAGGGATATCGGCTTTATTTTTTACCAAGCGTACCAAAAGCGTAACACTTTACTGCAGGTCCTCGATTTTTTTCTCGAACTCCGAGACAACACCGGTGTAATTCTCGCCCTCGTCAGTTTCCAACCGAGAGGAGACCTCCTCCTGCTTATCCGGATACAAATGCGAATACGTCTGCAGCGTCGTCTGGATGTTTTCGTGGCCCAGGCGTTCAGAGACCAGAAGCGGAGAGAAACCCATCTCGATCAGAAGCGACGCATGGGAGTGCCGGAGATCGTGAACACGGATCCTCTTCACACCGGCCGCCTTGCTGCCGCTTGACATTTCATTCGACAAGACGTGCTTCGTGAAATAGAAGAGACGGTCGCCCGGCTCGTAGTCAACCAGCCGATCGGCGTAGTCGCGGATCAGAGCCAGGACAAAACGAGGAACCGAGACGACACGGTTCGAGCGCGGCGTCTTCGGAGGCTGGATAACCGTCTCCCCTTTGACCTGCGCTGCCGTTTTATTTATGGAGATGCGCGAACGCTCGAAGTCCACGTCCAGGAGCGTGAGTGCCAGAAGCTCCCCGGAGCGCATACCAGTCCAGAATAGCAACTCGAAAGCCAGCCTTGCGGCTGGTTTTTTTACGCACTCAATAAAGCGGCGGAATTCCTCCCGCGTCCAGAACTGCATCTCATCGGCCGTCTTCTTCCCAAAGGGACCACACACCACGACAGGATTTGACGGCAACCCATAGAACCGGACGGCGTAATTCATCACCGCCGACAACTGATTATTGACGGTCTTCAGATACGTGGGAGAATACCCCGCAGGATCCGCGAGGAGATCATTCTGCCAGCGCCGAATCATCGTGGGCGTGATTTCGTTCACCGGCACCGACCGGAACGTCGGCAGAATTTTAGAATCGAAAAGCCAGCGCTTATTCTCAACCGTCGTAGGACGGAGCCTGGTGGAACAGTCCTCCATGTAGAGCTCCACCAGGGAGCCGAAGGACATATCGGTACCGCCGCCCTTCTTCTTCAGAAACTCGCGCTCATATTCCAACGCCTCCCGGCGCGTTTTGAAGCCTTCCTTCTTTTTCTGGCGCCGGGTACCGCCCCAGTCCTTATACCTGAACGAGACGAACCAGGTGCCGCGTTTTTCATTTTTATATACAGGCATCAGACCGCCTCCTTCCTTTGCACAGTACAAGCACGGTGCAAGCCGCGCCTTATACCTTAAACCCTATCCCTTAAACCTCATACCTCAAATGGGGTCCCTCAAACGTTAAACCTCAAACGCGGAACGGTTCCGCAGGACGTAGTCGCGGACGTGCCAGTCGAAAAGAACCAGCAGCACACCGACGACGCCACCCAGAATCAGATTGACGACTGCCATGACGATCAGCCAGACCTTCCGACCTTCGAAGTACGGAACGACGTGCGGATTGCCAGGCGTGATATTTTTACAATTCCGAAGACCCACAATGGCATTGATGACGTTCCAGACGCCAGCGGCCGCAGTATAGACCATGAGCAGCTGCACAATGCCGACAAGGAGCCAGGCAACACCAGAGACTACCTCGCAGCGCTTAACCTTCAGAGTCACAGCTGCAGGACCGGAGACCGGCGCCTTCTTCTGCTTCACCGTTTCCTGGATCCTCACAGAATACGGCGCAGAGCAAAAAGGACAGCTGACAGAAGAAACGCCTGCCGCGTTCGGAACCTCGACGGAATACCGGCGTCGGCAGGACGGACACATTATATTCACTTTAACCAACGTACCACCTCAATCCCAAAAGACGAAATATCGCCGGAGCTGACGCTTCAGGCTTTCTTTTTGAAGTCGATGAAGTTCTTACCAGACTGAACCTCATCAAGCGTTTTGAGCATTTCAATGTACTCCTCCGCCTTTTCGCGAGCCTCCCCAGAGAGACCCTCCAACATCTCGTGGACGTCAGGAGACGAAGCAATAGAAGGAGCAGCCGTGGAGGTACCAGCGGCGCCGACGCTCTCCGGAGCGTGGCCCATGACCGGAGACAACCCCAGGATATAATCAGCGGACACATCATACAAGCGGATGAGCTCCTGGATCGTGTCCGGATCCGGAGCCGATGAATTCGTTTCATAGCGAGACAAAGACTTGTCGCTTAAATTGATAAGAGCCATAACTTGCTTCTGGCTCAAGCCTTTTCTCTCGCGCGCCCTTTTCAGACGCTCACCAAAAGTCAGCATAATATCCCACCTTTCAAGAGTAATTATAACACACTTCCCGATTTTTGAGAATATATTTCTCGAGATATGCGAAAAAGATATTGACATCTCGGAAAACGAGTGTTATAATGAGAGCAAGAATTCTCGGAAAGCGAGAGAAAGGAGGAAACAGCACAATGATGAAAGTCCATCAGATGATGAGAGACTACCGCGAGAGCAAGGGCATCTCACAGTCCCACATCGCCAGGAAGACCGGGAAAAGCTCCCAGAGGATCAGCGCACTCGAAAATGGAAACATTCGCCTGACTGCAGACGAGCTCGTGGACATTTGCGTGAACGGTTTCGAGATTTCCCCGGCTATTTTTTTTACCATTGCACTCTCGGAAAACGAGAACTGCAACGCAGCCCTTCCCTCTGATTGAGAATCCTTACACTAAAATTATACCGAAAGGAGGCAGGAAAATATATGCCTAAACTCGCTACGAAAGCCAGCGACAACGAATTCTACAAAGCACGACTCGCGGCTTCATCGTGCAACGACAGACTGGCAAGCCGAGAAGGAGCATCCGAAGAGACCGGCATCGACCGCACTCGCCTGGCGAGAATCGAACTCGGAAGCCTGAACCCTTACCCCGAAGAGGTCCTGCTCATGGCAGACACCTACGACGCGCCCCAGCTTGCGAACTTCTACTGCTCAAAGATGTGCCCACTCGGAAAGAAGACGGTGCCTCCTGCAGAGATGCGTAACATAGACCGGCTGACGATCAGGATCATCACCGCGCTCGGAGAAGCCAACGAGATCCGCGACGCCATCCTCGACGTTGTAAAAGACGGAATCGTAACTGGCGAAGAAGCACCCAGGATCCAGGCGGTAGTTGCAGCACTCGACCAGATAGCCATCACGGCGCAGGAATTAAAGATGTGGGTCGGAAAGAACCTCAAAGAAGGAGGAAGCAAATGAAGAACCAAGACGAAGACAAAAAATACCTTCGAGTAACCGAGGTGGCCTCCCTCCTCGAAGTGAGCGAGAGCCGAGCCTACAAGATCATGCGCCAGCTCAACAAAGAACTCGAAAAGCAAGGCAAGATAGTAACAGCCGGAAGAATTTCAAAGCGGTACCTCATGGAGAGGCTCTACTGCTGAAAGGAGAAACGATATGACCAGAACAGCAAAAAGAACATTCAGAAGGGTAACCCCCTTAATTTTAGGAATAGCAATAGGAATCATCCTCACAGCGCTGATCATGAGCGCAGGAGGAACGGCAGCATCAGACACCCCCGAATTCACAGTACCCGACACAAACCTGGTGATCGCCGCGCAGGGCAAGGACGAAGGCCCGGCCGACCACGAGATCACCTACCTGGTTTATAAGACCGAAGCACAGCCGACGCTTTTCAAACCGAACGAAGCAGACGTCGAGCTGCTCGCCAAGACGATCTGGGGCGAGGCTCGCGGAGTGGAATCCATCACCGAGAAGGCGGCGGTAGCCTGGTGCATACTTAACAGAGTGGACGCAAAAGGATACGCCTGCGGAGGCGACATCGAATACGTCCTGACCTTCCCCGGACAATTCGTAGGATACGACGAAGACAACCCGGTAACAACCGAATGCAAGGAAATAGCGGCAGACGTTCTCGCACGCTGGGCGGCCGAAAAGGCAGGCCACGAAGACGTGGGCAGAGTGCTACCGAAGGAATACACCTACTTCACCGGCGACGGTAAAAGAAACTATTTCACAGACGAATGGAAAGGCGGCAACACATGGGACTGGAGCCTGCCTTCACCATACGAAAAATGAGAGGAGGCGCTAACGTGTACGAAGAAGAAATCAGAGACGAAGCCTGCGGCTTCCTCGGAAGAGAAATCACAGACGAAGAGTGGGACGAAGCGTACCCGGCAGCAAAGCGAAAGCTCGAATGGATCATCAGCCGGGAGGGCGATGCCGACGGCGAAAGGCGCAAGCCTTACTACCTCGGCAAACTGGTAGAAGAACACATCAGCCAGAACGCATTCAGCCGCTGGTGCGCGGAGATGAGCCAGCTCAACATGGAAAGGAGAAGAACACATGAAACTGTTGCAGCTTACACTTAACAACTTCCAGGGCATCAAGACCCTGACCTTCGACTTCGAAGGAGGAAAAAGCGCCAGCATTTATGGCGACAATGCAACCGGCAAGACGACAGTCTACAACGCCATCACCTGGCTACTTTTCGACAAGGCCAGCACGGCGGCAAAGAACTACACCCCGAAGACCAAAGGACCGGACGGAGACCTTCACAACCTGGA